GTCGAGAAAGTCAGGTCCGAGAAGTCGGTAAAGCCCGTCGTGCCCGAGGTAACCGCGCCGCCAAGGTTACTGAGCGTGCCGCCGCCAGCCGTGTATCCGGTGCCGGACACTTCGTTTGTCGCGGTGTAGGCCGTGGTCGTGGCGTCGAGATTGGCAGACGAGGTGTAGAGCGCCAGCTTGAAAGTGTCGCCGCCAGAAGCGCGGAAGTCGTGGACACCGAGCAGGACTTCAGCCTTGAAGCTCGTCGGCATTGCTTGGCTGATGGGCATACTAGGTCTCCTACAGATCGAGAATGGGAGTAAGGTCGGCGTGCCCGGCCTTGGTAAGCCTGTTGGCCAGTGTGACGTTGTGCGACCGCACGGCCTCTTGCAGATAATACACGAGGACTTGGCGAATGCTATCCCTGAACGCTTCTGCCTGATCGCGAATAGCTGGGTGGGCAGAGCTGCCCACGTGGATGATCTTGTCGAGGGCGCGCTCCGCGATCTCCTCCGGGGTGAACCCCCGCTCGTGGGTGGTGAGGACGTTCACTGCCCCCACCGCGCCTGTACCTATGTCAAACATCGTTTTACCTCACGGGGTAGCGGACTTGCAGGTTGCGGTAGTTGTCCTGCCGGTTCTTGCCTTCACTCAGCTGCTTCAACATCCCAAGCGCCTCGTCGTATCGCTTTTGGTACTGGGCGATGACGTCCTGCTCGCCTTTCATAAAGGTGTACGCCTCCAGCAGGGCTCCATAGAGCAGCACCGAGTCGAAGTTCGTGCCCAGCCACGACGTGCCCGCCGTCACGATGGACGTAGGGTAGTAGAAGTAGTGTAGCTCGAACTGGTAGGTCGCGTCCGGCGTCGGGGCCAGGATGAACGAATCCTTGTCGAAGAAGGCGTAGAAGAGCGGCTTCCCGGCGGTGTTCGGGTTCGGGTAGGATTCCCGGAGGAAGCTGACGTCCTTGTTCAGCAGGTACTCGTAGTTACCGCTGCCGTCGATAACCGCCAGAGAGAAGTTGGCCAGCCAGTCGGCGGGGACCGTCAGGTACTTGTTACCCGAGGTGCATTGGCCGGTGACGTTCTTCCTCAGGTCCAGCAGCTGCACCGAGTTGAAGATGCGTTGCTCAGCCTGCTGGATGAAGGTGTTGATCTGCTCCGTGGAAGTCAGCGTAGCCGTTCCCGACCCCGTGGAGTCGGTCCACGTGGTTCCGGGGAAGTCGTTCTCGACGTACCCTTTGATGGTCTCGAACAGCTGCGCGTAATTCACGGGTTAGCCCATCGGCCCGCGAGAGTGGAGCCCCTTCTTGGCAGCGCCCGTGCCGCGCATCTTGATGCCGCCGCCCTTGGCCAGCTTGGTCTTCGGCTTGCCCGGGTGCATGGAGGACTCGTGCTTATGGACCGCCGAGGCGACCATCTTCTTGTCCTGCTTGAGGTCAGACTTGTTCATAGTCAGCTTCCTGTAGTGACGGTGACGGAGCCGACGGCTCCTGTGCATACTAGCGCATTTGGAATGTCCGGCAAACCGAGCGGATTGTTCAGGCCTACTGGGTTCCACCCCCACTGAATGACGCGGCTACCCTCGCCGGGATTGTTGTTGTCGTTCAGCCCGGACTGGAAATAGCTATTGTCGGGGCGGGGGTTGCGCAGGGCCTGCGGGTCATCCACCGGGTACATACCCAGTTGCAGCTGCGGGTGATCTGGCTCCCAGCAGCTACGGCAGACGAGGATATTAACGTTCTTCGTCTTGATCGTGAGCTGGCGCAGCTCTTTGAGCTTAAAGCGGAAGCCGCACCTGTCGCACTGAGCAATTGCGCGTTTGCCTGTGGCGAACCTGTTGGGCATGGGTCACCAGAACGTCTGTCGCGGGGCGATGCGGAGGGGAGCCTTCTCACGGTCTTCGTCAGAGGCCAGCTGCCAAGCTTCGTCGTACATCTGCTTGAGCATCCCGGTACGCTCCATAGCCCCCGGGATTTTCATAGACAGGTGGAAGGCCAGCCCCGCCACCATGGCCGGGAGGAAGCGGAAGGGGATGTCCTGCGTCGTGACGCCGCTACCAGCGTCTTGAATGCGCCGAAGCCGCCAGTAGACGAAGGTGTAGTAGTTGGACTGGTCCGGCACAGGCCATACGGTGACCCGTGGGGAAGCGACACCCGAAGGCTCCGTGGCCCCCGACCGGCGCTCGATCCAGACCTGAATTGGCCGCCCCTGGGCGTTTTTGTTCGGAATCGTGGCGTAAGTGTCCACACTGATCCGATTAATGTTGATGTCCGTCTGTTGGAGACCCGACTGGGTCCGGATGACGTGGTCGATAAGGTCGATGGTGTCCACGGGCAGGTTGTACGTAGCGGTGCCCGCTACAAGAGGGATCGACCCCTGGTCGATGGTCCAGAGGTTTACGCCCCGGTTGGCCCACTCGATGGACATCAGGTTCAGGCTCCGGCGAGCCGTGCGAAGATCATAACCCGTACGCAGCTCAGCACCGCACCTCTCAAACGCCTCTTCTACGAGGGCGTTCAAGTCGAGGTCGAACGTCGCTGTGCCACTAGTGGTCATTACTTCTTAAAGCCCTTAAGCGTTTCTGCGAGCCGAGCACGTTGACCCAGCTTGCCCGGAGCCTTGGCGGCCTTGGCGAGCTTCTTGGCGGGAATCTTCTGCCCTTTCGGGACGCCCATTTGTTCGCGGAGCGCCCCAGGCTTTTTTATAGCCCCGGCGATCCAACTCCCGCCCTTGGAGGCTTTCGCGGGCATCTTGGACTTCTTTATGTCGCCCATGCCCCGAGAAGTCCTCACTTGCAGCCCTTCATCGCCTTGCCGCCCTTGGCCATCTTGACCATCTTCGTCTTGGTCTTGCCCTTGCGGGCGATGCCGTCAGCCTTACGCGCTTTCATAGCCGTGTCCTTTTGTTTAGCTACGTTTACCCATCTCTTCGACCTTCTGCTCAAGGCGCTCGAACGCCCTGTCAAAACGATCTCCAAGTTTGTCCACGAGCCCGTTCATCTCTGCCCGGGTCACGTGATCTCTCGCAATCTCCTCACGCGTCTTGTTGAGGAGGATGCTGATCCGGTTAAGCTCGTCCAGCTTGTGCTTCACAAGGAACCCCAGAATCCCCACAAGGCCGGTAAGGATGAAGTTCCACAGGGTCTCGATGGCCATCTCAGCAGTTCCACGCACGCAAACTCTTGTTGATCCGGCTGTTCGGGTCGTTAGCCGTCTTCTTGCTGGTCAGCTTCTTCTTCATACCCGTCATCCGGGCACAGAAGCTATCCCGACGAGGTCCCCCCTCGGGTTGCGGGGCCTTGAGCCCCGGCTTGCCCGGGTTCGCGCGGTTGTAGGACGCCCGCCCCTTGGCGTTCAGCCCGCCCTTGGGGTTCTTGCCTGCCTTACGTGTCCATGCGGGAGACTTGGCCATCACACGTACTTCTTCTTGACCTTGCCGCCGCGCTTCAGGGCTTGGCCCTGTTTATTGTGCTCGCCCGCAAAAATGTTTCTGTTCGCAAGGCTAATCTCGCGCCCCCGCTTGTCGTACTTTTTCTCCTCTGGGGGTTTCGGCTTCGGCTTCGGCGTATCTGACTTCATAGACTCGCGGAACGCTACACTGAAACGCTTACCCGCCGGGAGCCCACGGGTCTTGGGGTCACCCTTCGCAAGGAAATCAACCGCGCGACCGACCGAAGTCTTTTGGCTTTCCTTGGAGCGGACGGTGTCACTTTCCGCCATCATCTTGTCGTACGCCTTCTTGTTGTCCATACCCGTGGGGGGACGAGAGGCGGGACGCGCCGGAGCAGCCCGCTTTGGAGCCGCGACTTCTTCCTTGAGCTTAGTAGTGTAGCTCTTGCCGTTCCACGTGAAGGTCTTTTCGCCGCCCTTACGAGCAGCGCGGAAGGCTTCGGAGAAGCTGCCACCAGCGGCCATCTTTTTCACGGGCTTCTTAGCCATCACGCGACATCCTTGTTCACGGAGACGATGCGGGGGTAGAGGGCGTCCCGACCAAAGTCGCCCTTGTACTCTTGGACACCCATGTGGCCGAGCGGGATGGCGGGGTCCACCCACACCTCAAAGCCGTGCTCGCGGGCGCGGTCGCAGAAGAGGAAGTCCTCCCCGATGTACCCTTCTTCCGTAAGCATAAAGTCGAAGATGCAGGGCACGGACCGTTCAGAGCGGGTCTCGTAGTAGCGCCACTCGGGGTGGGCGTCGTTCAGGGTCTCGAAGACTTCGCGGCGGACCATCATGAAGGCAGTCGCCACCCGCTTAGCACGGACAAGGCCCGCGCCGTTCATGGTCAGCTGGTTATCTTCGTCTTGGTCAAGGGTAGCGATGTAGGTCTTGGTCTCGCTACGGGTACGCGGCACAGCGGCCACGATGCCCTTCTTGGGGTCCTGGACCCAAGCCATCAGCCGCAGGATGGCCTCCGGCTCGAAGTTGATGTCGCTGTCAATGAACAGCAGGTAGTCGCAGGTGGAGTCCAGCATGTCCTGCACGAGCAGGTTACGCGCCCGGGACACCACGGAGCATCCGCAGATGCTGCCGATCTGGATGTCGATACCATGGGACTGCGCCGTCTGGGCAAACTGCGCCAGCGAGACGGCGAGTTTCAGCGAGACCTTAAAGTCGTAGGCCGGGAGAGCGATGAAGAGGCTCTTCCCTGCCATGTTGAAGCCCTGTTGTGTCTCCACGGGTCACCCATAGTAAATGACGGTCGAAGCCACGTTGGTCACGGTGCCCGACAGTCCCTGCTCCGCGAGAATGCCCTCGCCCGGCAGGATGATGTAGATGTAGCCGCAGTTGGCGACGGCGGGGGCGTTCATGGTGAACAGGGTTTCAGCCCCGCTCGTGATGGCCACCGAGCCCGCACTCGCGCCGCAGACCGCGTAGATAGCCTTGATACGGGTGCGGAACGTGATGTTCTGCGAACTGGTGGTTGTGAACGCCCCCGTCGCGGTAAGCGGCGCGGTTGCTTTGACGTCTGTTTGCATGGCCGATCTCCTTTAGAAGCTGCGCCTATTAGGCGTCAGCGAACGGAGTAGCCAGAGAACCGGAGCCGATCAGGACACCCTGCACGAGGTAGCGGTTGGCATGGATGGCGGTGATGGTCAGGTACGAGCCAGCGATACCGCCGGTGGTCGTGCCGTTCAGGTTGATGACGTCGTTGGACGAGCCGTTGGGGACGTACAGGTTGGAAGCGCCACCAGCGAGCGCCATCACAAGGCCGCCAACAAACAGGTCGCCGGGGTTGCTGCTCGTGGTCCTGATCTTCAGGGTGCCGGTCGTCGCCTGACTGACGAAGATCGTGTAGGCGACGCCCTCGTTGTTCGAGTTGTTGGGGTCGGAGCCGGGGCCAGTGTGGACCGGATCGTCCGAAGCGTTAACCGCCGGGAGCGTGATGGTCCCCGAGGTACCGCTATAAAAGATCGTTCTGCCGCCGTGAGTAGCGGGATCAAGGGTCAGGGAGCCGCTAACAGACAGGGCCATGCCCGGACCCTGCGAGATGAAGCCGTTCAGCGAACGGACGGGACCCTGAAAAGTCGAAATGGCCATGCCATTGTCCTCGTGTAGTAGCACTTGCTGCGTAGTCTCTACTAAGTCGTCCGGTCCCGTCTACGCAGCTAAAAATACCGGTTAAGCGGTTATAGCACACGGTTACCTTTCCGCAAGTTGTCGTGTGCGGTGAGTATCTGAAGATTGTTCTCCACGTGTAGCCCCGACACCAGCCTGCCGTGTAGCGGGATGGTATGATCCACGTGATGCACAATGCCGGTGGCGTCCGTCAACCGGCGGGCCTCGGCGTATATCTGGACGACAGCACGCAAATCTGCCCACGCTGGTGTACGATTAACCAGGGTTGCGCGGCGTTTAGCCCGCTTAGCCCGGCTTTTGTCGCGGTTGGCTATATACCATTCCGCCGCGCGCGCCCGCGCCGCGCCAGGGTTTTTTGTATCCCACGCTGAGGTTCTAGCACGGGCCTCTTCCCCGTGCTCGGTCCGGTACGCGGCCCTTGTAGCGCGTCGCTTAGCCGTATGTTTTTGGTAGTCCTTAGCTGCCAGCCCGCGCGCACATTGGCAGCACCCGCAATGCGCGGTGTACCGCTCGGTGCCTCCGCAGGTACGACAGGGTTTCCCCCGATACCTAGGATTCCCGCCAGTTATGGCTTCTTGCCTATTCATGCGCCGCACACCAAACCGGCTCAGCCGGGGACAGCAAAGTCTGCTAGGCCAGTCGGTACGAGTGATTTTCCTAGTGTAGTATTGGTAGCACCGGTCAAGAAAAAGGGGAAGGAGTTTCCTCCTTCCCCCTGATCTTTTAGGCTCCGGCGGAGCCGTAGATCGACAGCGGGTCAGACCAGCCGAACGAATAACGCTCGCGAGCCTTATACCGCACGTTCCCGGTATCGAAGTCACCATCCATGCCGGTGCTCATGGGAGCCCGGACGAAGTGCTTCAGGCCGTTCGGAACGTCCGTGGTCAGGAACCACGCGTCCGGGTCGGTCAGGAAGTGGTTGACCGTGTAGCCCCCGGGAATAACGCCCATGGACTTGATGGCGTTGATGTCGTTGTCAGCGGTGCCAACACGGTTGGGCGTGTCGAGCAGGCGTTTAGCGACGAACATCAGGCTCGGCGGCAGGATCAGCTTACGCGGCTTGGCCGCGATGAGCAGGCCGCGCTCGTCGGTCCACGCAGCGATCTGAATGACGGCGGCTTCGAGAGACGTTTCATTCAGATCAGCGGGGGTGCTGGGGATGTTCGAGTTGAGATCACCGTTAGCCAGTGGGTGCGAAGCCGAGAACAGGGGCTGGCCGTCGCCGCCAGCGGCAGCAGCGGTGAAGCCGTTGTTCAGAACCGCAGCGCCCTTGGTCTGCTTGGTGTACGACATCGCACGGGCCAGAGCCTTGGTGTAGCGCGCCGACAGGGAGTCATAGAGGTTGTCCTCGATGGCCTCTTCCGTCAGCGAGAAACCAAGAGCGATGGTCTCGTGGTTGTACCGAGCAGTCCAGACTTCCTGACCGTTGTCGTACGCGATGGCAGAACCTTCGTTCTTCACCGGTGCGGCGCTGAAGCCAGCAAGCTTGGTTTCTTCTTCGAACGAGCGCTCGGAGCTTTCGGTTTCGAAAATCTCCTTATGCTCTTCGCCGTAGCGGCTGTACTCAAGGCCGAACAGGGCGTTCAGACCCGGCAGGAGTTCCTTGAGCAGCTGTGCGCGTGAAATCGCCATTGGTCAGGACTCCTTAGACGCCAGTGGGGTTGAGATATTGATGCATACCCTGGTTCCACTTCACCACGACTTCCGTAAAGGAACCCGCGCTGGAGGTGGTTTCAGCGATGACATCGACGACGCGGACCGGCCACGTAGACGTGGTAGCGGTGGTCGCGCTGACCGCGACACGGGAGTTACCCGTAGCGGTGTTGCCAGCGTTTTGAACCAGGACAGCGTTTTCGCCAACCGCAGTGCGGGTGACAGCGCCAATCGTGGTGCCAGACGACACAACGGCGACCTTGAACAGTGCGTCCGGGTCGTCGACGACCGAAGCCACGATGTCAGAGGCGACGACCGCACCGGGGTAGAACTGCCGGAAAGCCCTGCCGTAGGTAGGGTCGGTGTACGAGCAGCCAAGGAACACGCCCACCGGAGTGGCCGAGTTGGTGCCGGTGTCCTTGCCGATAGTGCCGTCGTTGTTCAGCCTCACGATGTCGCCAAAGAAAATAGCGGTCGCAGAGCCAGAGTTGATGGGAAAGTTTCGGGTGGACCCCGCGAAGACTTGGCCACCGATCAGGTTGATCGGGATAAGTCCGTACGGGGCTGCAACTGAGGGATAGGGCATAAATAGCTCCTAGAGGGTTATCTGCCTTTGCCGAACGAGACGGTAGAACGCCGTTCCTTGAAAAGGGGCATACGGGCGTCCTGTTCCTTCATGTAGCTGTTGTCCACCGACTCGATCTGAGCTTCGTTCACACGGCCATAGTGCGCTCGCCGTTGCGCCATAAACTCAGTTGGAATCTTGCAGAGCAGCAGCCCGCCGACTTCAATGTTGTCCTTGAACCGACTTCCCTCATCCGTCAGGTAGCGCAGCCGGGGCTGCTCTTCGATCCGGACAGGTTCCCAGCCTTCACGGAGCTTGGCCGACATGTTCTTCGGGTCAGCTTCGTTCTCGGCAGAGACACGAATCCACCGGTAGTCGTATCCGGCTTCCCGGTCGGGCTCAGGGAGACCGGCGGCGGGTTGCCACGACTTGGGGCGTTCGAGGGTAGCGCGAGTGCGGTCTTCGCGAGTGAGACGAGTTTCAACCATTAGCGGGGCTCCAGCTTGAGAACTTCCCGGGCGTATTGCTCGGGGGTAATCCGAAACTTCTTGGCGACAGCGGCCTGAGAAGCGGTGAGTTGAACCTTTTTGGCGGTTCGGCTTCGGGATGCGGGAGCAACAACGGTTGCAGGTTTCGCCTGACGCGCAGGTCGACCAGCGTTGTCGGTCGTCTTGTCTCCGCCGAAGTACTCGGGGAAACGCTTGCGCATCGTTTTGTCGATGGCGCTGAAATATTCGTCGGACCCCACAAACTGGGAGCCACGTTCAAGTTCGAGCTTTTGGTGAAGCCCGAGAGCAGACGCGGTCATCTCTGGGTCCCGACCCCACCAACCCGAATTGCGCTCTTGCCACGCAACGGTCTTGGAGTCGAGCCGGGGAGGAACCGGTTGTTGGTACTGTTGTAGCTGCTCGTCCTCGTCCTGTAAAGTAGGTGTCGGACGATAATTGGAAATCTGCTCGGCGCGGAAGGTTGCCCGGTTCAGCTTTTCTTGGGCTTCGACCACCTTATCAACATCGCCAGACTCATACGCGTCCCGATACTCCCGCCTCGCTTGGCTCAGCTCGAAGTCAGCGTTCTGCTTCACGCTGCTCAGCAGAGAATTCTCACCCTGGGAGATGCTGGCCTTAAGCCTGCGGTTCTCCTCCAGCAGCTGTTGAGCGGCGGCGAAGGCTTCGTTTTTCTCCCGCTCCTCGCGCTCCTTGGCCCGGCGCTCATCGTGCCAGACCTTCTTCATCTGCTTGAAGCGGACCTTGACCTTCTCAGAGTAGTCGTCCAGCTCGTCGGTATCCAGCTCCTGGACAATGTCCTGGGGGAGTGGGTCGCGCCCCTGGTCCTCTTCGGGGGTATCGTCGACAATCTCGACGTCAAAAGCGTCGTCGAGGTCGTCCATAGCGTCTACGGTCGCCATCAGCTCTTCATTTTCGGCTTCGTCAGCCATTTTCGTCTCCTTTGTACGGGGTCTTGCCCGTTCTGCGATGCCACTCCCTAACTTCTTCTAGGGTGGGTGGGCGATAAGGGCGTTTGAGGCGCCCAAAAAGGCTTTAGCCGCGCGAAATACCTCGCGGGTCCTCGACGACTGACTCCACGGCGTCGTCGTTGATGATTCGGAACTCTTTCCCGTGGATTTTGACCCGGCTACCGGCGTGCGGGCGCGTCAGGATGAAGTCTCCGACCTTGCACCACGGTCCAGAGGGGAACTTGGTCGTGTCTTGGTACGCATCCGGCCCCATCTTGAGTACGAAGAGCACCGGAGTGGTCAGTTCTTCGTACTGCTTGGAGATATCGGCCTTCCAAATACCCCCAGCAGTGCGTTCTTCGACCTCCGGAACCGCGCAAAGCAGCCGGTAACCCGTCGGAGTAGGTAGCTGAGTGGCCTTTTGGACCTCTTTCTCAGTATCTTCCATGGGTTCAACCGCAACTTCAGAAATCATCATCGTTCTCCATGCTCTCAGCGGTAATAATCAGGATGTCTTTGGCGTTCAGAAGCCCGCGATACCTGCCGCAGGCAAACTTATAATCGCCAATGTCCTTAGCGTGCCCCAGGGCAAGCTGCCTTTCGATTGTCGCGCAGTCTGCGTCGATCTTGGAAATGAGGTGCCTAATCAGTTCGTTGCTCATTTACGTCCTTTCGGGGGCGTTTGCTTACTGGGTTCCGGCTTTTCTCCCCCCTGGGCGGCCCCAAGGAGGGTTTGGAGCAGGTTCTGCTGCATTTGGGCTTTGTCCTTGGAGACTTGCGCGCCGAGCTTGAGCCCTTCGAGCTCCTGCTGGCCATCCATACGGCGCTTTTCGCCCTCGGCTTTGACGCCTGCGTTGAGCCCGGCGATCTCCTTCTGGGCGTCGATGCGCTCGCGCTCGATCTCCAGCTTCTCGGTCTTCTCTGCCGCAGTCACGGCGAACTGCTGCTTCTTCAGGTCCAGCTCGCCCTGCTTGATAGCCAGCTCCTGCTGCTGCATCTGGACGATGGGGTCCTGCATGGCCTGCTGGTTCTGAGCCATCTGGGCTTCGGCTTGGTTCTTCTGAAGCAGCTGGCTGGACGCGGCGGCGGCCAGACGCGAGATGTGAAGCTCCAGCTCCGGCGTCATCTCAGCATTCGGCGGCGGCAGCGGCACGCCCGCCTGTTCTTCCACCTGTTGGCGGTACTGGAAGGCCAGATGTTCAGCAATGTGCGCCTGCGCCGCAGCCATCATGGACTGAGCGTTGGGGTTCTGGCCCATCAGCATCTGGACCTTGGGGTCCTGAAGCAGGTTCATATGGACCTGAATGTGCGCCTCGTGGTCTTGGTAGATGAACGCCTTGACCGGCTTGTTGTTGATGAAGTCCATGTTCTCGGACACGGGGTCGCGGGGCTTCATCTCGTCCTCGTCCTTCACGATGACGAGCTTCTCGGCATTCTTGATCCCCAGCGCCTCCAGCATCTGCCGGTGCAGGTAGGGCATGTCGTAGATTTGCGGCGCACCCTGAGCCAGTTGAAGGACCGCCTGATACTGGACGATCTTCTGGGCCATGGTGGCGGCGTTGGGGTCCGACACCGGGATGACGTCAACCTTGTCGTAGTCGCTCTTCTTGGCTGCCCGGCCACCCTCGACCGGGTCGTAGTCGTAATCCTCGGGCGTGTAGTCGCGGATGATCCCCTTCAGCAGGCGGAACTCCTGCTTCATGGAGTAGTGCACGCGGGCCTGAACAGCCGACATCACCTTCAGGGTGCGCTCAAGGATGGCCAGCGTAGTGCCCACGGGAGCCTGCGCCGACATGTCGCTGATCTTCATATCCGCCGCAGAGGCGAACCGGCGGCCTTCCTCCACGATTGTGCCTAGGAGGCTATACAGAACCTGCGACGGCTCTTTGTATGGGAGCGGCATGATGTTGTCGCGCATGGTCCCGCTGGCCACATCCACGTCCCGCCACTCGGCAGGTGCGATGGGGGTGTCGTCGCCCTTGACCCGCAGCCCCTTAGTCTTGAAGCCCCCGGGCAGGTTGCTCAGCGTGCCTGCGTCCACCAGCTGGCGGATTAGTGAGGTACTGGATTTGGCGAAGGCCCCGATCAGGTGGATCAGGCCGAAGGCGTAGAAGCCGAAGCCCGGGACATAACCGTAGTGGACGAAATGGTTCCGACGCTGCTTCAGGTCGTCTTCCGGGTCCCAGTTGCGCCGGATGGACAGCACCTTCTGCGACGACTTCTCGATGGTCACCACGTAGGGAACGGCGATGCCGTCCTTGACCTCATCCTTGGTGTACTTGTCGTCCGGAATGCTGATCTCGACATGCAGCTCCAGCAGCTTGTACCGGTCGTCGGTCGTAGCACTGAAGCCCATCTTCTCTGCGATGGCTTTCTCAATCTCGTCGAAGGCGTCGTCCGGCTCCGGCAGGTCCACGTCACAGTAGAACCCGGAGGTCTGGAGCCTGCGCAGCTCGTTCTCGGTCTTGCGCATGACATGCGTGACGCGAGGGCTCGTCTCCAGATTAGACGCCCCGTAGGGGACCACGACATCCTCGGCGGGGATATACATCGACACCTGCCGCCCCAGCGACGGGTCGTAATAGACCTTCTTGAAGGCGTTGCCCGCCAGACCCAGACCCCACAGCATCCGCTCGTGCTCGGGCCGATACTCCACCATGACGTCGGTCAGCTGGTAGTTCATATCCTCCTGCACGCGCATAGCGGCGTCCCGCTTCTCGGGCGTCTCTTTACCGATAATCTCCGTGCGGACCGGACCCTGCGCCGGAAAGGTCTCCATCATGGTCTCGGCTTGGAACTTGACCAGGGCTTCGCTCAGCATGGGGTGGTAGACCCCACAGGCCCCCGGCCACGGCTCGGTCCGGTCCTCGACCTTCATCCCCAGCAGCTCAAGGCCGTCTACGTAGGTCTGAATCCAGTCCTTCCGCGAGGTGACGTCGTCTTCGAAGTCGCTCATCAGGTCCGAAGCCAGCTTCGACAGGACGTCGTCGTCCATCTCTTCCGCGAGGTTGTTGGCGAAGTCGTCTTCTTCCTCGTCCTCTTCTTCCTCGTCCTCGATCTCTTCCGCGTCCGGGTCCTCGATCTCGATCTCGATTTCCTCGACCTCCGGGGCGTAGTCGTCAGGCAGGTTGACGCCCGGCAGGGCTCCGCCGGAGAGGGTCCCATCCAGGCCAAGCGGGGCTTGGTTAAGCGACTTGTCGATAGCCATCAGTAGTATCCCCGTCCTCGGCTGGACTTGAAGTATTGAATCTCGTCGGGCTCATCGAGGTCGGCGGCGATGTAGCCGCCTTTGCGGAACCGCATGAGCGCCATGGACACGGTGTCCACATAGTCGTCGTGCTCGCTGCCCGGAAAGCTGGCCACCTCGTCGATGACTTCTTCCGCCCAGCGTGTGTCGGGAGCCCAGACGCGCCCGGAGGCAAACAGGTCCGAGACCGCGTTAAGCCTACTAATCTTGTCGTTACCCCGGCTGGGGGTGAACTCCTGCACCGGTACGCCCATAGACCTAAGTTCGTAGATGAGAGGAGCTCCGGACGCCTTCTTCTCGACGATTAGCCCATCTGGCTCCCACTCCCGGTACTCCCTGAGCACAGTCCGCTTGAGCTCCGGAAACTCCATCCGGTCTCGGAACGCATTAAGGAGGATGATGTTGGCTTGGGTGGTGCCGCTGTCGTCCGGGTGGTAGAAGACACCCCACGTAGTGCAGGCTGAGTAGTCCGCCCGCTGGGTCTTCTCGAAGGCCGTATCCCAGGCCTGGAGGATAAACTCACACTTGGGCGGGTCGGACCTTTCCCAGGTTTGCCACCACTCCCGCTTGACGATAGCGCTCTGATCCCCGGTGGGGTTCTGCTGGTACTGCGCCATCCACTTGGAGTTGGGCAGCTCCGTCTTGAGCGCGCTTAGCTCGTCCAGCGACCAGAACTCGGGCCACAGCGGATTGCCGCTCGGCAGCAGGGCCGGAAACTCAATAACCTCCCACTCGTCCCCGCCGCGCTGGGCGGCAGCCTTGATGACCTTGGCCGTCAGGTCGCGCTGCGACCACCGCGTCATGACGATGACGATAGCCCCACCGGGCTGAAGGCGCTGACGGGGGCCGGAGGTGTACCACTCGTAAGTCTTGTCGTAGATGTCCGGGTTGGACTCCGCCAGTGCAGCCTCTTGTTCGGAATTATGGGTAACAACGTACCCACGGCCAGCAAGGAAAAGGCCGTCTTCCCGCTCCACGGTGATGCACTGTACTGAGCCGCGTTGCTCCGTCTTCTGGGCCGTAATCGACCGGTGCTGTTTGTCGTGGGTCGTGCGCGTTCGGTATCGCTTGCGGGGCATAAGGGCGCAATCTTTCAGCTTGAAAGTCACCCGGTGCATCTCGCACGTACCGAACTTGCCCTTCGTTGTGTACGTACGCCGCTGGCACTTGCGCCCTAGCGACCGTAGCAGCTCCACAACCTGCTCGACCAGCTCAGCGTCTCTGTTGTGGAACACGCACTGCCCAGACGCAGTCACATTGCCGTCTGTATCCATAAGCCCGCACAGAAGGTCCATCCGTTGCAGGAACGACGCGGTCATATACTGCTCGGGGATGTGCTTGTTGCCGAGGACCCCCAGCGTTTTTAGCTGGCTCCAAAGCCCTTTCACTCCAAAATTAAACTTGTCCGCTAGGTCTGTGGTCTCGTACCCACGACGTTTGAACTCGCCCCGCATAAACACCGCGTCATCAGGGTGCGCGGTCATACGCCCTAGGCACGACGTCCCGTCCCCGAGCCACGCCCCGAGCACCCACGGGTCAATCGGGAGGTCTATGTGGGGGTACTGCACCGCTGAATGGCGCGGGATCATGAACGCGCTGGACCGGGACTCGGTAAGTTCTTCGGTAGTCAGGTTTCGGTAAGGGTCCTTGGTCCGGGTAGACGTACGCACACTCCACAAGTGCTTGGCGTCAGCGTAAATAATCTCGCCATCGAACGTCCTGACCTCGAACAGCTCGCGGTCGTGGTAGACTGGCGACTTGGCTACTACCTTGGTAGGCCACCCATCGGGGCCAAAAACTTCGTCACCGACCTTAAGGTCACCCAGCGCCACAAACCCATTCGGCGTGGCAATCGGCGTCGAGACCTCAAGCGCGTGCGGGTCGTCAATAATGAGCAGGTCAGCGCCCTTACCCGTCACCGCACCGCCGACACCGATGGCGAAGTAGTCGCCGCCCTTGGAGGTGTTCCATCGCCCAGCCGCCTTGGAGTCCGCGCTCAGCACGAGGTCCGGGAACACTTTCTGATATGCCTCGGTGTCCACGAGGTTCCGCACCTTCCGCCCGAAGCCCACGGCAAGCTCAGCGGTATGCGAGCACTGGATGACCTTCTTGTGCGGGAACCGCCCGAGGAACCACGCGGGCAGCAGGTAGGACGCGAACTCCGACTTTGTATGTCGCGGCGGCATATTAATAATGAGCCGCTTGCAGGTACCGTCTGCTACGCGCTCAAAGGCTTCCGCCATCTTGGCGTGGTGCCGTCCTGCGATGAAGGTCGGCCACATGGCCTTGACGAACGGAATGTACTTGGTCTGGTTGAGCTTGCGGTCCTTGAGTTCCTGAAGCCGTTCCAGCTCAGCCAGCAGCACTTCCTGCTCTTGCAGGGGCAGGAGCGGAAGAACCTTGG